AAGCTAATATGTTCTACGCCGGCGTACGTGTTGGTGGTGCTAGCCACTACGGTACTACTTAAACGTTACCGATTGAAAAGCAACCCAACACGCAAGGAATTACAAGTTCGTTGAACCTAAATGCAACCCGCAGAAATTGCGAGTTCGAGTTAAGGTCAACTCGTATAAACACAACTCCTGTTAAGCTATTAAACAACTTCAATTCGCCCTTCATTTTCATCCAAAATACCCTTCTCCAGCATCCGGCTGTAAGCTCTTCTGAGTACTTCTTTGCGTCTGTCCTTCTTACCTTCGCCACCTTCAAACTCCATTTGGCTCACCGCAGCATCCAGAACACTATTAATATCAGGCAAACTGCCATCTAACCCAACCAATTCGCCAGCCACGCGCACCAATAACTTCTCGTTATCGCCTAGATTGATTGTCTTCTTGGTCGACATGCCCTTGGCCTCGCAAGCCTCAACCACACATGAGGTGATAACGTCACCGTCTTCATCCAGTCCTAGCGGCACCACCACTAGCTTGAAGCCATACTCCGCGCCGTCCTCGCCGTCTTTCTGCTTGGTTGAACTCATGACTCTATCATCCATGGAGCGTAGCACTTCTAGCTCGGCATCGGCTGCCGCGCGTAGCCCAGACCACCCACGGGCACCCATGCTGGCATTCTTGCCGCTATGGTGTACCAGTAGCACTGTAGCGCCTGTAGCCTTGTGAATACCACGGCAATGGGATAAGGCCAAGCCCATGTCCTCGCCGCTGTTCTCATTGGCACCAGCCGTGGTCTGCGCCCATGTGTCCACGATCACTAGTACTGTGCGCAACGGTACGATAGCCGCCACTAAGTCAAGTGCATCCTTCTTATTCAGGAAGTTAGGGGCCGCTGCGATGACGAAAATATCAAGCTGATCTAATGGTGTGCCCGTGAACAGAGCGTACGCCCTGAGCCTGTTGCGGAAGCCGCCAGCGCCTTCGGCCGCGATATAGACTACCGTACCTTTTTTGGTACGCAAGCCGCGCCATGCCGTGCCGGTGGCAATGGCCGCAGCCAAGTCCAGTGCCATGAAGCTCTTGCCAGACCCCGAGGCCCCGAACATGACCACTAGCTCGGCTTGTGGGATTAAGGACTTGACTAGCCACGAGGCTTGCTTACCTTCAGAGAACAAGGCAGCTTGGACAGGGTTGAAACGTAAATGGTTGGTGGGTGTTGGTTGGTATCTCAGGTCGTCATCGGAGTAATCGTCGAAAGAGAGGTCATTAAAACCCACTCCTGCCTTGAATTCATCATCAGTACGAGCTTCGCAGTGTGCGTGACGACAATCAAAGTGGCCTCTGGCAAAGCCGCCCGTGTTAGCCGGAAAATACGTTGTAGCAGAGTCCGCTGAGTCTCCGGTGTGCTCTGACTCAAACGGGCAACGGATATGTAACCGCCCGTCTTTGTCACCAGACTTAACCCAATGATGTTTGGATAGAAATTGAGCCACTTCATCGGAAGAGATTGCATTCTTTAGTACCTCGTGCTTAATTGGTGCGTTGGAGGATTGAGCCGCTTCAGTCGCGTAGAGGGCAGTGAGATCAGTCCACAGCGCTTCAAACTGCTCGTGGGTGACTATCGGTATCAACGAGGGCAAACCACCCGCCCACTCGTAGCGCACACCACTTGTGTGGGTGCCACAAACGATACACTGCTGACCATTTGCGAGGAACTCAACGATACCGTGCTCGGCCTTGAACACGCGCTTGTAGTACTCACCTGGTAGCTCTATAAGAAACAGCACCTTGGAAGAGTTCTCACGGTAACGCATTGGTAAGTCGCCAAGGTGCTTGCGGATTGTATTTGAGATTGCGAGCGCCTGTGCCTCGTCGGTAACGTCAATGTCCAGTGCGCGAACTGATCGCGTCTGAAGACATATACCGTAGCGCGGTTCCTTGGACCACTTATGGATATCATTCGTCGAGGCTTGGTGCTTGGTCCAGCCAGAGAAGCCAAGGGCTTGGCCCGAGCCGTTAATGACAGAGGGGGTTTTGCCCAGGCCCTTCATCTTTGACAACGTACTGATCGGTACGGTATCGTCGGAGACTACGGGTAGCAGGTCTGCCGTAAGGCCTAGAGCTAGGTCGAACGTGGCCCATTCTTTTTGGGTGGCGCCTTTGTTCATACTAACCTCTTAGTCGTAGGGTATCGGAAGCGCGTTCTACCAGAGTGGGAGAGGTAATATAGTAGGCCTTACCATTCTTAGTGGTGATACTAAGTTTGTTATTATAGGATTCGATTAACGCTATTATTTCGGCATTAATCCATTGGGTATCGTTTATTTGTATAAAGGTCATGAGATTAGGTCCTAATCGATTGAAATAGCTGCACAAGGCAGCGGGTAAGTGTACTACAAATTATTTGGAATTACATTTTTTCTGGTATGGGCAGTCGTGGCACGCTTTACATAGCTCTTCGACCTTGATAACTGGCAATGTCTTGTCTGGTATCTGCGCTGCGGCGTTAGCGATACGGGCTGCAAACTCAGCGGTAAGGTTAACCGCACCCTCGGTGCGGTAGCCTTGTGAAGCCAGCCGGAGGGATGGCACAGACGTAGTAGCCAGCTTTGCCAGTAGCTCTTTTTGTTCTTGCGTAGACAAGTGCAGCCATTCTTTTAAAGTGTTAGACATATTTAATCCTTGTGTAAGTTACAGGACTGTAGCAGATACTACAGAATAAGGCAAGTAGTAAAAATAATGCAAAAAGTACTTGACAAGGTTGTAGCAGGTGCTACAATGCAGGTGTAGGTTAATTACTTAGGAGAATAAATTGTGAAACAATTAAGAGAAGTACTGATCGACGTCTATCTGGACTTTCGCAACGACTATCTGACGATTGAAAAGTACGCAGAGCATAATGGCCTAGCGCCGATAGACGCCTCAGTGTTATTAAAGCTGGCTAAAGATGTTTTTGATAAACCACACTCAGAAAGTTAATAAGAGTAGTTGACAGCTTGTAGCAATTGCTATAGGCTGTAATCTTTAGGAGAACGAAAATGACAAATGTAACTTTTGATTTTGATGACGGTAAAGGCCCTGTACCAGCACATAGGCATG